CAATCCAATGTTCTTTACGATAATATCAGTGAAAACTTTACTGGATTAGATACTGATTATGAAATAACTGTTGGTGGATCAAGCACTACTGGAATTGGAAGCACTGGAGGAAATGGTATTGTAATCCTTAACGGCATATTCCAAGCACCATCTACAGTCAATAATCCAGGTAACAACTACGAAATTATAGAAACTGCTGGAATAACAACTATCAGTTTTAGTGGAATTACATCCACAAATGGGCAAGTCGTTATCTCTGAAGATGATGTTAATAAGAATCAACTCCCAAGAGGTGGAGTTATTGTTTCACTCGGATCAACACCTGGATTGGGATATGCTCCTTTAGTTGGAGCATCAGTAACTGCTACTCTCAGTGCTGGTACAATTGTTAGTATTGGTATTGGTTCAACTGGCAACTTTGGATCAGGATATAGTGGAGTTGTGTCGATTGGGGTTACTGATTCACTTCATAATGGTACTGAAGCTGAAATCGAAGCAATAGTTGGTGCTGGCGGTACACTTAGTTTCAATGTTGTTAATCCAGGTACAGGTTATGTTAACCCCTCAATACAGATACCAAGTCCTGTTTATGGTCCATTATCTGTAACTGGTGTTTCTAGATTAGGCATTGGTACAACATCAGATACAGGATTAGGTCTTCTGTTGAATATTGAAGTAGGAGCAGCTCAAACAACGGGAATTGGATCCGATACGTTTGAAGTTAAATCTTTCGATATTGTTAGAAAAGGATATGGATTTAAGCGTGGCGATGTCTTCAGAGCAGTTGGACTTGTTACTGCCTTTGGACTTTCTGAACCAATAAATCATTTTGAATTGACTGTTCTTGATGTATTCAGTGATAATTTTGCAAGTTGGAACTTTGGTCAAATGGACTACATTGATTCCATTGCAAATATGCAAGATGGATCTCAGACTAGATTCCCACTGAAGTATAATAACCAACTTCTAAGTTTTGAGAAAGATACTACAGATCAAGATTCTCAGTTAATTGATTATGATCCATTGCTCCTTATTTTTGTAAATGGTATTCTGCAAGTTCCAGGTGAAGCATATAATTTTGAGGGCGGAACAACATTTACATTTACTTCTCCACCAAAAACAAATGATAAGGTTGATATCTTATTCTATAGAGGAAGTGAAGAAGATAGTTCTCTTCAAGATGTAACAGAAACCATAAAAATTGGTGATGACGTTCAAGTCTTCGCTATGAATGGTAACTATAATACTAAGACTCAAGATAAGAGAGTTGTTACAAATATCCTCACCTCAGATAAAATTCAAACTAATTTATATCTTGGTAATGGTATAGATGAAACTAATTTCAAACCACTTTATTGGACTAAGCAAAAAGTTGATAAGGTTATTGAAGGTCAAACAATCTACAAGACTAGAGATTCTATTGAACCACAAATTTATCCTACTGCTAAGATCATTAAGAATATTAATTCTAATGAAACTGACATCTTCGTTGATAGTATTGATCTGTTTAACTACGAATCTTCAGGTTCTCCAGACATTGATGCAATAATTGTTAATAGTGGTGTTGAATTTGTTTCTGCTGGAGTTACTGCAACAGTTGGTACAGGTGGAACAATTGTAAGTCTTACAATCACAGAACCTGGAAGTGGTTATTCTGGATCTACTTTAGATATTAGTATCTCTGCTCCACGCAGCATAGGTGTTGGTGTGGGGTCAACTGCTACCGCCAGAGTTTCTATTTCAAATGGATCCATCACATCACCACTTATCTTGGAACCTGGTCTTGGATATAACACAGATGTTCCCCCACAAGTATTAGTACCAACACCAAATCCAGTTACTGAAATTGTAACCGATATTAATCTTCTGCAAGGATTTGATGGTGCTGTAGTTGGAATCGCTACTACTCCTGGAGTAAATGGTGCTTCTCTCGCTATTGCATTTACTCTTGATCCTTCTCTTGCACCTAGTTTTAGTCAAATACAGGAGGGATATCCACTTGTAATCTTTGATAGTAAGGTTGGAAATGAAGTAACTTCGATTATCAATTCAGATACTGAAATTGTTGCAATCGGAACTACTTGTGTTGATAATATCTACCACATCAGTTCTTGGGATCCTGCTGTAGGAATTGCTACATGCAATATCTTGTCTACAACTAACCATATAGGTATTACAAGTACTCTTGTACCTGACGGTATTGATCCTGCTAGATTTACGTGGGGTAGATTAAGACAGGGAACTAGATCCACATCACCAGTTTCAATTGGTGTATCTGGATACACAGTCAATACTGGATTGACTACATTCCCAACAGTCCAAAGAAGAAATTCTGGACTTAGAGATAAAGGACCTATTTCCAAGACTCTATAAATTCATATAAATATAAAAAAAACTATATTCAAATGCCTGCTCTTGTAACAGATAAGCTTAGAATACTAAATGCTTCCAATTTTGCAGAATCAGTAGATAACACTGAAAATTCTTACTATGTTTTTGTTGGACTATCAAATCCAACAGCAGATGGATATGGAAGAGATACTAATTGGGATACAAACACACCTAGTCCGATTGATAATGGCGATTATTTAAGTCATTATCAGTCCACTATGCTGTATGGAAAGAAAATTACTAGTGCTAATTTTAGACGTGTAGTTCGAAAGATCCAGTGGACAACTGGTAGAAAATACGAAATGTATAGATCGGACTATAGTGTTATTAATCCATCTCCCATTAACGGGGCAATGAGGTTATATGATGCAGATTATTACGTTATAAATTCAGATTTTAGAGTTTATATTTGTATTGATAATGGAGCATCAGGTATTCTGACAACAGGTAATGCTTCTCAAGTTGAACCTACGTTTACAGATCTAGAACCAACAAAACTGAGTGATGGATATACCTGGAAATATCTATATACGGTTTCTCCTAGCGATATTGTAAAATTTGATTCTACTGAATTTATAACTTTACCAAATAATTGGTCAACTTCTACTGATAGTCAGATAGTATCAGTTCGTAATAATGGAGATTCAGATTTAAACGAAAACCAGATTAAGAAAATTTATATTGCTAATCAAGGTGAAGGATATAGTTTACAATCAGGATCTTCTGTAAATATTGTTGGTGATGGTACTGGTGGAGAAGTTTCCTTAACAGTTGATGCTAATGGAAAAATTACAGACGCTGTTGTAACGTCAGGTGGTAAAAATTATACCTATGGATTACTTGATCTAGGAACCGCAACTGGTAATGCACCCACAACGTTTGCAGAATTAATTCCCATTATTCCACCTTCTAAAGGTCATGGATTTGATATCTATGAAGAATTAGGTGCAGATAGAGTTTTATTCTATGCTAGATTTGATGATTCAAACAAAGATTTTCCAATTGATACAAGATTTGCTCAGGTTGGAATTGTAAAGAACCCTACAGTATTTGATAGTGCAGGAATCAATACTTCAGTATATACGTCAAGTGAGTTTTCTGCTGTTCATGCCATTAAGTTTAGTTCTGTAACTGGATCAATCTCTCCAGGTGATAAAATTCAACAAACTGTAACTGGTGGAACGGCATTTGGATATGCGATGTCTTATGACGAAGACACTATGGTTATGAAATACTATCAAGATAGATCACTCTATTATGGTGGTGGTGGAGGATCCAATCAAGTTGATTTTATTGGTATTTCATCATATTTTGATTCTAATGGAAAAGAACTTGCATTTAATTCATCAGGATCAGTTACAAAGAGTGCAGGTGGATTTAGTGGAACTGTAGATAATAATTTTTCTGGTATTACTACAACAGTCGCAAATAAAGTTATAAATCTAGGTGTTGTATTCTCACAAGGTCTTGCAACTCCAGAGATAAATAATACGAGCGGAAGCGTTTTATATATTGATAATCGAGCAACCGTTCAGAGAAACTCCAAACAAAAAGAAGATATTAAAATCGTCCTGGAATTTTAAAAAATGGCTCAAAAAACTAACCTTAATGTAAGTCCATATTATGATGATTTTTATGAAAAAAATCTAGGAGCGAAAGACAAGAATTATTATAAGATTCTATTTAATCCTGGAAGACCTGTTCAGGCAAGAGAATTAAATAGTCTGCAATCTATGTTGCAGAATCAAGTTGAGTCTTTTGGTAGTCATATTTTTAAAGAAGGTTCCTTAGTTATTCCAGGAGCGGCAACATTTGATAATCAATTTTATGCTGTAAAATTAAATGCTGAGCAATTCGGTGTTAATATTACTGCTTACCTTTCACAATTAGTTGGAAAAAGAATTACTGGTGACAATTCCAGAATATCGGCAATTGTGCAGAGAGTTCAAGTTCCAACATCAGAGGTTGAATATGCAACTCTGTATGTTAAGTATGTTGATTCTGATACTAATTTTGAAATCAATCCCTTTGAGGACAATGAACCTTTAACTTGTGATACCAACATTGTTTATGGGAATACCACCATAAATGCTGGGACAACATTTGCAACTACAATTCCTTCTGAGGCAACTGCTACTGGATCTGCGGTTTCTATTGATAATGGTGTATATTTTATCAGAGGTTACTTTGTAAATGTTGCAAAGCAAACCATAATTCTAGATTATTATGGAAATACACCTTCTTATAGAGTAGGTCTCCAAATCTCTGAAGAGATTATCACTCCAAAGGATGATGATACTCTATATGATAATGCAAAAGGATTTTCAAACTTTGCTGCTCCAGGTGCTGATAGATTTCAAATATCAACTACTTTAACTAAAAAATTATTAGATGATCTCAATGATACTGATTTCATTGAAGTATTGCGTATTGAAAATGGTGAGATTAAGAAGACTCAACCAAAGACTGAATATAATTTAATCAGAGACTATTTTGCAGAAAGAACATATGATGAGTCTGGTGATTATGTTGTAGAACCTTTTGATTTCTCAATTAATAATTCACTGAATAATAGACTTGGTAATGATGGATTGTTTTTTGCAAATCAAAAAACAGAAGAAGGAAATACTCCATCAAGTGATTTAGCTTGCATCAAGTTTTCTCCAGGAAAAGCATATGTAAGAGGATATGATATTGAGAAACCAGGTGTTGAAATTATTGATGTTGAAAAACCAAGAACCACAGCAGAAGTAAATAACGAGAATATCCCATTTGAGATGGGAAATCTTGTAAAGGTAAATAACTTAAGTGGAACTCCTGTTCAAAAAGGAGTTGTCTATTTACAAGACCAAAGAAAAAATTCAAGTCTTGTTGGTGCTGGTAGTTCAATTGGTGTTGCTAGAATTTACACCTGCAATCTTACCGATGCTGCTTACAGTGGAGATTCTACTAACTGGGATCTGTATTTGTATGACATACAGACAAATACTCGTTTAACTTTAAATACTGAAATAGGAAATAACGATCTTCCAATTTATTCTCGTGTTAGAGGATTGAGTAGTGGTGCTACTGCTTTTGTTTCTCAATTCCTAAATGGTAGAACAATTGATGTTAGAGAAACTTCTGGTTCTTTCCAGATTGGTGAGCAACTTGAAATTAATGGAAATTCATTTGTTCCAAGAACTATTACTGATATTCAGTCTTTTGGAACTAAAGATATTAAATCACTGCATCAACCAACATCAGTTTCTGGTTTCAGTACAGCGTTCCTTGCAGATACAAGACTCGGCAGTTCTAGTAGACCTGAAACTCTGACCATTTCAAATACTGGTGCTGTTACAGTATCTGCTCCAGCATCATTGAGTGGTATCACTACAGGATCAATCATTCGCTATCAAGTATCAGGTTCTGCTGATGAAAGATACAATAGAGTTACTAGTGTTAATCCAGACCTGTTAGGTATGACCTTAGCAGCGGTTGACTCTGTTGCTGGTGTATGTAATGGATCTTTCCCCGCAACTACAGTTAACGTACCTTTCTCAATTGGAGAACCTCAAGTTCTTGATACTGAAAAGGGTTCTTTATATGCAGAGTTGCCTGATACAAACATTGCTTCTGTAGATTTAAGTGGATCTACAATTTCCTTTGTTGCTCAAACAAATCCTGGATTTACTCATGCAGTATCTTCAACAATAACTGTCAACTTATCCAGTTTTGATCTAGGTGTAAATGCATCAAGTGCTGCTTTTGAGACATTTGACGAGGAAAGATATTCAATCTTCTATACCGATGGTTCTATTGAAAATCTGACTGCAGATAAGGTTGCATTCCCCAACTCAAGTCAGGTTACATTCTCAAATATTGCTACTAATACTAAAACAATTGCTGCTATTAATGCAACTTTTGTAAAAAATACAGTTCAAAGTAAGTCTAAGATTTACACCAGAAGCACAAGAGTTAATATTGATAAGTCTACTACTAAAATTAGTGGAGTTACCACATCTATTCAAGATGGACTCACATATAGTGCATTCTATGGAACTAGAGTGCAGGATGAAGAAATTTGCATCAACTTCCCAGACGCTGTAAAAGTTCTTGCTATCTATGAATCTTTAAATACTGATGAACCCGTAGAAGACAGACTAGTCTTCAGCACATTAGTTGATACTGATACCAATGTAATCATTGGCGAAAACCTTCTTGGTTCTACATCAAACACTTATGCTAGAGTTGTTTCAAAACCATCTGCAAATACTGTAGGTATTGTTTATCTCACTAACAGTAGATTTGAAGTTGATGAAGTAGTAACATTTGAAGAGTCAAATATAATTACAAATATTGAAAATATTACAATAGGTGCATTTAAAGATATTAGTAATAAGTATACCTTAGACAAGGCACAGAAAAAACAATACTATGATTATTCTCGCATAGTTAGAAGATCTGGTGAAAGTGCTCCTGCAAAGAAAGTTTCTGTTTTCTTTGACCACTATACTGTTCCTGCAGGTGATGAAGGAGATGTATTTACCGTCAATAGTTATGATGAAGAGAGATTTGAATATGATATTCCATCTATTGAAACCGTAAGAGCAACTGATACCTTAGACTTTAGACCAAGAGTATCTCAGTTTACTTCTACTAGTCAGTCGCCATTTGACTTTGATGCTAGAAATTTTGGAACTTCTCCAAAAATCTTGATGGCTCCAAATGAGGGTGCCATTCTTGGATATCATTATTATCTTGGGAGAATTGATAAGTTACTACTTAATAAAAATGGTGAATTTGTAATTGTTAAAGGTGAAGCATCGAAATCACCAAAACCACCATCGAACCCAGACCAATCGATGGAACTTGCTACTTTAGTATATCCACCATATCTCTATAATCCAAGCAACATTGGCATTACGCTTGAAGATAATAGAAGATATACAATGAGAGATATTGGTAAGATTGAAGATAGAGTTGAAAACCTAGAAAGAGTAACTTCACTCTCATTGTTAGAACTTAATACTCAAACCTTACAAGTTCAAGATGCCAATGGTATCAATAGATTTAAGAGTGGATTCTTTGTTGATAATTTTGAAACTTATGACTTCATCAATGCTTTTTCTGAAGCAGAAATAGACGATCAACTTGGAGAACTTTCCCCAAGAATTGCTAGAAACAGTATCAACTTAAAACCTGTTGCTGCATCTAGTGTAAGTGATGAATCTTTCGATGAAGAAGAAAACTTTGCTCTATTCGATTCTAATACCCAAAAAACTGGTGAAGTCATTACCTTAAAATATGATTCTGTTGAATGGATTAAGCAACCATATGCAACACAAGTTGAAAATATAAATCCTTTCAACATTGTTTCTTATATTGGAACAATTAAAGTAAGTCCAGAACAGGACACTTGGGTAAGAAGAATTCAATTAGATGATGTAAATATCAATGTAGCAAGAACAGTTGTTCGAAATGTTACTGGTTGGGGTGGAACAGTTGTAAGTTTTAGCACCTCAGTAAATACGGAAAACAGACTCCTTAATACTGGAGCAGAAATCTACATGAGATCCAGAAATACTGGATTTATTGCAACTAATTTAAAACCATTAACAAGAATTTATCAATTCTTAGATGGAAATGGATCTGTAGACTTTATTCCAAAACTTATTGAAATTGCTACGGATACAACCTTACAAAATTATGGAGCATCAGCAGCATTTACTGTTGGTGAGACAGTAATAGGAAATGCTATTGGTTTAGGTGGAGTTGGACCAACAATTTCGTTCAGAGTTGCAAGTTCAAGACATAAAGAAGGTCCTTTCAATAATCCTACAATCAAGTTTGGTAAAAACCCATACTACCCTTCAGAAAATATATCAGAAAGTTATAGTGCATCTTCCAAAACTCTGAATGTTGATATTACTGCATTGTCTGCTCAGGCACAAGGTCTTTATGCTGGATACATTATTAAAGGAATGCAATTGGTTGGACAAACCAGTGGTGCTATTGCTTATGTTAAAGATGTAAAACTGGTTTCTGATCAAAATGGATTCCTTTCGGGTTCATTCTTCCTGAGAGATCCAAATGCATTACCAACACCAACTGTAAGAATTGGTACTGGTGCAAAAGTTTATAAGTTGACTTCTAGTTCAACTAATGCAACACCATTACCTGGAAGCAAACTCATAAGCTCTGGACAATCTATTTACAGGTCTGCGGGAACATTTGAAACTTATCAAAGATATATTACTACAACAGTTACTAGAACAATTACAAACTTCATTCCGCCTCCACCTCCTCCTCCACCACCACCAATCTTCTGGCCAATTGATCCATTAGCACAGACATTTACTGTGGCTGTAGATCCAACTGATTTTTCTGTTAAACCAGAAGATCTTAATGGTGCATATCTGACTGCTGTTGATTTATTCTTCGCCAGTAAAGACAGTGGAAATGCTCCTGTAATAGTTGAAGTTAGAACTGTTGAACTTGGAACTCCAACTACAACTGTTATTGGAAGATCAAAAACACTTCAACCTGATCAAGTTGAAACATCCGCAGACGGAACTGTAGCAACTAATGTAGTTTTTGATTACCCAATTTACTTGGAAGCAGCAAGAGAATATGCTCTTGTTCTCTTATCTCCAGAATCCGACCAATATGAAGTTTGGATTGCTGAAATGGGTGAGAAGACAATTGAAACTATCAATCTGCCAGATTCTCAGGCAGTTAGGTTCACTCAACAGTTTGGTATAGGTTCTCTGTTCAAGTCACAGAATGGATCAATTTGGTCACCAAACCAGTATCAAGATCTTAAGTTTAGACTGTACAAGGCTAAGTTTAGCGCTACAAGTGGAAGTGTACTCTTCCATAATCCAACTTTGGATGTGAGTAATAGTTATGTACCTGAACTGATTTCTAATCCAATCACAACAGTTCCTAGAAGACTAACAGTTGGTATTACAACAATATCAGCATCTGCTCAAGTTGATAAGTTGTCTCCTGGTAAGAAAGTTTCTACGACAGGAAAACCTCATGCTTATGGATTTGTCGATAGTGTAGGATGTAGAGTAGATACTGCTGGTATTACTACAGGTGGAACTAACTACACCAATACTAATGGTGTAGAAACATTTAATATTGTAGGATCTGGTAGTGGACTCAAGTTGGATATAACAACAACTAACGGTACTATTACAGGTATTGGTGTTGATGGTGATGGCGGAACCGGATATCGCGTAGGCGATGTAGTTGGTATTGTTACTTCATCTGTAACCCCTGCTGCTGGTGTTGATGCACGTATTAGTGTAGAAACCCTTGTTGCTGGAGTCGATACACTGTACTTGACTGATGTTCAAGGTCAAAGTTTTGATACATCACAATTGACTCACTTTAACGGAACATCAATGGCAAACGTCACTGGTGCTACAGTTAATTCTTCTACTCCTGTTGGTGGTATTCATAATGGAAACTTCTTCAATGTAATTCATGGAAATCATGGAATGTATGCATTGAATAATAAGTTGACCATTTCTGATGTTGAATCTGATATTGTTCCAACAATTTTGGATAACACACTCGAAACATCTGCAAGTGTTGTTAGTGTTGCTAATACAAGCACATTTAATACTTATGAGGGTCTTCTTGTAGATGGTAACAATCCAGGATACGTTAAAGTTGGAAATGAAATTATTAAGTATACTAATGTAACTTCAACCTCTTTGGAAGGAATTACACGCGGTATTGACTCAACAATCATTATCGAACATCCTGTAAATACTCAGGCTGCAAAATATGAACTTGCTGGAGTATCCTTGAGAAGGATTAATAAGACACATGATATGAGTAATACCGGACTTTCTCTGGACAATTATTATGTTGAATTTGATAGATCTGCTATTGATGGAAACACTCCAAACAGAAGTGCTGATCAAGATGGCGGCGGTGATCCTGCAAATTCACCACAACTTTCTTTCTCTGCTAACACTTCTACTGGTGGAAATAACGTAAAAGCAACTGAAAACATTCAGTTCAACAGCGTTGCTCCTCTCATCAGTGCGATAAATCCAAGTTCAGTAACTAATACCACAGGTCAAATAAGAACCGTAAGTGGAACTAGTGTAAATGGCAGTGAGGTATCATTTGTTGATCAAGGATATGAACCTGTTCAACTTGATGCAGAAAATAGACTTTCTTCTACAAGAATTGTTTGCTCCCAAATTAATGAAACAACTCATCTTGATGATCTGTTGAGAAATAAATCATTCACACTGAAAATTGATATGAGCACTACAGATTCTAATGTCTCACCTATGATATTCTGGAAGAACTCTTTGGTTCAAATGAATAGCAACAGACTCAACGCGCCAATCGCAAATTATGCGAGAGATGGTAGAGTGAATGAAATCTTAGGTGATCCACATGCTGCTTACTACATTTCAAATCCAATAAATCTGGAACAACCAGCAACTTCTCTGAAAGTTATCTTGTCTGCATACAGACATGCATCTTCAGATTTTAGAGTTCTGTATAGTTTACTTCGTGCAGATTCAAGTGAGGTTCAACAAACATTCGAATTGTTCCCAGGTTACAACAACTTAAAAGTTGATAGTAATCAAGACGGATTTGCAGATGTAATCAATCCTGCTAATAATGATGGTTTACCTGATACATTTGTTCCTGCTAGCCTTGAAGATCAATTCTTAGAATATGAATTCAATGCTAACAACTTGGATAAGTTTGTTGGATATCAAATTAAGATTGTAATGTCTGGAACTAATCAGGCATTTGCACCTAGATTTAGAGATATCAGAACCATAGCATTAGCATGATACCAGTTGAAGGACACCCCAATTTATACAGGGATGAAAATACAGGAGCTATAATTAACTGTGATGTTTCTGGGTATAACCAATACGTCTCAAATAGAGATCGTATGAATACCCAGAAACAGGAACTCAAAGAGTTAAAATCAGAAATTAATGAAATCAAAAAATTACTGAGGGAGCTTACTAATGGATCCGAGTCAAATTGAGTTAAGTACATTAAATAAGTCTTTTCAATATGAAAAACTTGCTAGAGATATTGATACTTGTAATGATATTGAGGAATTGAGAAATCTTGCAAAGTGTTGGTTTAAGTTATATTTGAAGCAGCAAGAGGTACTCAAATCCTTACCAACACCTCCAGATCTTCAAACAGAGATATAGAGAGTATAAATATACTTTAGATCCTGAAATACTATATAAATGTCAGCGACTTACGTAAGTAATTTAACTGTCAATACTGGTTCCACTTTTACTCAAACGTTTACTCTTGAGTCATCACAGTCAAATGATGTTCTCAATTTGACTGGGTATTCTGTTTCTGCTCAGATGAGAAAATGGGCAGGAAGTTCGACTAAAACGGACTTTGAAGCATCGGTTGTAAATGTGAATGCTGGCACTGTGAGTGTTGGTCTGAGTAGCATTACTACAGCTACTCTTAAATCTGGTAGATATGTATATGATGTTGTTTTGACTGATTCTAACGGTATTGTTACTAGAGTAATAGAAGGATCGGTTCTCGTTAGAGAAGGAGTAACACGCTAAATGGCTAATATTATAAAGGCTAGAGTTGGCGCACAACCCGCAATTAAAGTTGTTTCATCATTAGCGGGTACAAAAGATCTGGCATTATCAGATCTTACTGATGTAAACATTGGGACTCCATTAAATGGAATGGTGCTAGTTTATAATGCAACGACTGGGAAATGGGATGCGACTTTGGAATTAACCCCAGGGGTAACACAAAATTTAGATGTTAACGGAGGGAGCTTTTAATGGCCAGTATTATTAGGATTAAAAGATCCTCTGGTACTACATTACCCACACTTAAATATGGTGAATTAGCGTCCATTAGCGGTATTGGTAGCGCTACAGGTATTGCGGAAAAGAGTGATAGAATTTATATTGGTGACGAAGGAGAAAATGTTCTATCAGTAGGTGGACGTTACTACACGTCCATGATGGATCACACTCCAGGTAGTGTTGATGGGATATCAAATACAAGGAATAGTGATGGTGGTATTGTTGCCATCATGGACGACCAAAGAAAGGTCGATCAGTGGAATGTTGATAATTTAAGATTAGACGCAAATACACTTTCCAATGTTAATACTGATGAAGATCTCATCATTGATACCACCGGAACTGGTGAAATCAAAATTCTTGATGATACTTTCTTCACATTTGGTACTGATAATGATGCTAAGTTTGAATACGATGAAGATGGTACAAATCAGTTAACCTATACTGGTGCTGATTTTAGAATTAATGTTGATACTCAATCTCATAATCAAGATACTGGTGCATTAATTGTTGAAGGTGGTGTTGGGATTGAAAAAAATCTCAATGTTGGCGGTGATGTTACAGTTGCTGGTATTGTATCATTTACTGGTAGCTTAGAAGTTGATCAGATAAGAATCAAAGATAATGTCATCTCCACCATTGAGGGTGGTGATGGTATTATGTACCTCGATCCATATCCTGATGGGTTAAGCAATGAAGGTACTCTTGTTATTAAAGGTGATTTGCAGGTAGATGGTACAACCACATCTGTAAATTCTACAGTTGTATCAATTAATGATCCTATTCTCATTCTGGGAGATGTAACCAGTAAGAGAACTGTAATGGATGATGCTGTTGCTGGAGTCAGCACAATTCATCTGGATTCTGTAGTTGGTATTAACACAGGAGACCTTGTTCAAGGAAGTTCTGCACTACCTAACAGTGGTTTAACTACTGTAACTGCATATGATAGTGCTGCTAAGATTATTACAATTGAGGGAGTTGTTGCTGCAGCAGGAATTGCTACAGAAACTCAATTAACAATTACTCATGCTTTTGATACCAATACTGATCGTGGTATTGGATTTGATTATAACACTGGCGTAGGAACTGCAAATAACAAAACTGGATATTTTGGTTACATTGATGGTGATACAAACACCAATAGTGCAGCACCAGCCCGTTCTTGGACCTACATTCCAGATGCTACTATTACGTCACCTGGAATGGTTTCAGGAACAAGAGGTTTCCTGGATATTAAAGGTCTTTACTACCAGTCTGGAGACTTCTCAAGCAGCGGTGTTGTCTATTTTGATGCCGATGGTAAGCAGACCTCAACAACTGCCCCTGCTGCCGGTATAAGTACTTCTAACCAAGTGCTTACAGTAAGTGCTGCTGGTATACCTGTATGGACTACAACCCTTGATGGAGGAACTTTCTAAAAAATGCAAAACAATAGTGATGTGGATGTAAATGTTCTAGTAACATTATACAATAAAAAACTTTCTACAATATCAAATCAAAATGTTTTATTAGAAGCAAAGTTAGAAACTTTGAAAAAAGATTTTCTTTCTCTGCAAGAACAATACGAAAATTTGATGTCTTCTAGTGTAAGTTTAGAGAAGGGAGAGACAAATGGCGCAACCATCGACTAGAGCAGAGTTAATTGACTACTGTCTAAGGCGTCTAGGTGCTCCTGTATTGGAGATTAACGTTGATGATGACCAGATAGGTGATTTAGTCGATGATACCCTGCAGTACTTCAATGAACGCCACTTTGATGGTGTTGAGAGAATGTACTTGAAGTACGAAATAACTCAAGACGACATTGATAGAGGAAGGGCAACAGGTGCTGGTGGTGTAGGTATTGTTACAACCACTGGAACATCAGTAAATACTGGTGCTGGATCTTTCACATCAACATTTTATGAGACCTCAAATTTCATACAAGTTCCAGACTCTGTAATTGGAGTCGAAAAGATTTTTAAATTTGATACTAGCAGCATTTCTGGTGGAATGTTCAGCATTAAATATCAGTTATTTTTAAATGACTTATATTACTTCAACTCTGTAGAGTTGTTGCAATATTCGATGACTAAGACATATTTGGAAGATATTGATTTCCTATTGACTACAGATAAGCAGATAAGATTCAATAAAACTCAAGATAGATTATATTTGGATATTGATTGGGGATCTCAGGCGGCAGGAGATCAGATAGTTATTGATTGCTATCGTGCAGTTGATCCCGCATCTTTCTCCCAAATTTACAATCATAGATTTGTAAAATTATATCTCACATCATTAATCAAAAGACAATGGGGTCAAAACCTTATCAAGTTTAGAGGAGTTAAATTGCCTGGTGGCATTGAATTAAATGGTAGAGAAATATATGAAGATGCTATAAAAGAATTGGAAGAATTGAAGCAGACCATGATGCTCGAACATGAGTTACCACCTCTTGACATGATAGGATAATGGCTTTAAATCCCTTTTTTCTACAAGGTTCGGCAAGCGAACAAAGATTAGTTCAAGATCTCATTAATGAGCAGTTGCAGATATATGGCGTTGAAGTTGCATATATTCCTAGAAAATTAATTAAGAGACAATCTATTATTAAAGAAATTCAATCGTCACAATTTGACGATAATTTTTTAATTGAGGCATACGTTGATACCTATGAAGGGTATAGTGGACAAGGCGATATCATGACCAAATTTGGAGTTTCGTTGAAGGATGAAGTATCCTTAACTATCTCCAAAGAAAGATACGAAGATTTTATTTCACCATTCTTAGATGCTATTCAAGATGGTAACCCAGGAATATTTGAAGTTGTAACAAGACCAGCTGAAGGAGATTTGGTATATTTTCCATTAGGTCAAAGACTGTTTGAAGTTAAGTTCGTAGAGCACGAAAAACCATTCTATCAGTTGCAGAAGAATTACGTTTATACCCTACAGTGTGAACTCTTTGAATATGAAGATGAAGTTATTGATACTTCTATTGATGCTATTGATGAGCAGGTTCAAGATGTTGGATATATTACCACATTAAATTTGATTGGTTTAGGAAGAACTGCTACAGCAAATGCTTTTGTTGGTCAAGGATTTATCAATAACATTTTCTTGAATAATGATGGTTTTGGGTATACATCCGCACCTACAGTTGCTATTAGTACAGCACCTTCTGGTGGAACTGATGCTACTGCTATAGCGACAATAGTACAAAAAGCAGGAGTGTATTCAGTCGATGAAATTTTATTAACAAAT